CGACTTCGTCCGCGACGTCGAGCAGCGCGACGCCGACCAGCTGGCCGCCGAGCACGAGCGCGCGGTCGCGGTCCGCGCCCTCGAGCGCGACCCGGCCCAGCTCGGGGAGCGCCCGATCCCGATCCGCCTCACGATCCACCAGACGATGACCACCGTCCGGGCGAGCCTGACGGAGTGCGCCGACCAGGTCGCGGCCGCCGTGCAGCGCCCGGTCCTGGGCCTGTTCCCGGACGGGTATCCGCTCGCGGACCGACAGCGGCGCGAGCTGGAGGTCATGCGGGACCGGCGGGACCCGCGCCGCTGGTCCTGGACCAGGACGCGCCCCGATGCTCCGTACGCGGCGTGGTGGCTGCTGGCCCGGACGCAGGGCGCGCCCGGCCCGTTCCGGCCGCTGACCGGTCGGCAGCGGGACGACATCCTCGCCGTGGCGCGGCGGGCGGCCCGGATGGTCGAGGCCGCCCTGGACGTCGCCGCGGCCCGCGCGTACCTGGCCCGGCCGTGCCCGCGGTGCGGTGGGCGCCTCGCCGTGCACGGAGGCGCCGGCGCGCTGCCGGTCGCGCGGTGCGTGGGGTGCGGGCGCGTCTGGGGCGGCAGCCAGCTGTCGGTGTCGGCCTAGTCCTTGGCGTCCTTGCGCGGGCGGTTCGACCCGGAGCCGGTGTAGCCGGTCTCAATGTCCTGGACCGTCCGCAGCGAGACACCGAGCCGCGCGGCGATCTTGCGGTACGACACGGGCGGCTTCTCCGCGCGCAGGGCGAGGACCGTACGCCGGCGGTCCTCGCGCCACCGCTTGGCACGCTCGGCCTGGTCGGCCAGTACCTCGCTGATGGCCCGGGCCCGGGCCTCCGGGTCGGCAATCGCCTCTACGGCGTCCATCGCGTCGATCACTCGCCTGGCCTCCTCGGTCACACCCGGCCTCATCTCTTTCGGGCGGGCCGCTTGCCTCAAGTGTAGGGGACCCCATACATTCGAGGGAAGCAGTCCCGCACTGCCCACGTAGTAAGGCCCCGTCCCGCTGAGTTGGCGCTCCGGGACGGGGCCAGGCCCACCTCTACCATCACGAAAAGGCAGGCCCATGGCCCACCGTACCGACTCACCGCACCAGCACCCCACCCCCCACAGGGCACGCAACTGCAAGCTCTGCGGCGCCCTCCGCCACCCCGCGCAGGCCGCGGCCGGCCGCGCCCTCACCGCGCACCTCGCCGAGCACCCCCTGCCGCGCCAGCAAGCGGTGAACGCATGAGCGAGCAGCAGCCCCGGCCCGAAGGCGTCATCGCCCGCTACCTCACCGTCGCAGGCGCCACCGTCGACCTCACCCACCAGCTCACCGTGGTGATCCCGCCCGAGCCGTACGCGACGCTCGCCGCGTGCAACGGCTGCCCGGCCTCGTCCGAGCACAACCACTACCGGATGGTCTGGGGCCTGACCGCCCAGCACGAGGAGCACGACCCCAAGGCCGCCGACCAGGACGCTCGCGACTGGGCCCAAGCCCACGCGTCCGAGTGCCGCGCCCTGCCCCTCCAGCAGGGAGCCGCCTCGTGACTAGCCTCCCCCGCTACGGCCGCGGCCGCGCCCACACCGAGGCCCAGGCGCGCACGCTGCTCGGCGAGGTCGCCGACCGCCTCGAGCGCAACCGGCCCGACGAGCCGCTCACCGCCACGGCGCGCCTCGCCGTCCTCCAGGCCGCCACCCTCGACCCAGTCCTCGGCCGCGCCCTGCGTATCGCCACGCCGGAGATCACCGGGCCGATCACCCGTGTCGCGTACGCCGCCCGTCTCCGCGAGATCGCCAAGGGGGACAGGTGAGCCGCCGCCCGCGTCGTACCGGCGCCCGCCTCCTCGCCGTCCTCGCCCTGGCCGTCACCGCGCTCGGCCTGTACACCGTCCTGCACACCGCAGGCGGCCGCTGATGGCCTGGTTCCGCCGCGAGCAGAGCACCCGCGACTACCCGGCCGCCGGGGCCTCCGTCACCGGCGATGCCGGCCGGTTCCGCCGCGCCAAGACGGCCGGCGCCCGCCGCGCCGACCGCAAGGCCCAGAAGTGGGACGCCCAGGACCGCCTCAACGAGCGCACGAGACGCGGCCGCTACTCCCGCTGAGACACCCCGCGACACCGGCCCCCGCGACATCCCCCACGCGGGGGCCGGCCTACCTGCTCCGAGGAGCCACGTGAACACCCTGCAACGCCACTGGACCCGGCTCGCGACGCGCCCGCGACGCACGTCCCACGCCCCGTCTCACCCCGCGACGCACGTCCCGTGGTGGGTGCGCTGGTTCACCAACGCGGGACGCCCGGTCGTCGCGGTCGTCGTCCTCGTCATGTGTGCGCCCGGCGAGCACCACCTGGCCGTCCTCGCCGGGTGGGACGACCGTCTCGCCTGGGGCATGGCCGCCGTCCTCGCCGCCTACGCGGGCATCGCCGCGTCCGTCGCCTCCAACCGGCCCGCCGGATCCCCCGGCAAGGCATCGGCCGTGGTCGGTGCGGTCGTCTCACTCGGCGCCGCGATGGCCGCCCAGCCCGTCAGCCACCTGTTCGTCACCGGCTGGCTGTCCGCCACACCCCGCGCTCCCTGGCAGCTCATCGTGTGCGTCTCGTGCGTCCCGCCGCTGGTGTTCGGCCACCTGCTTCACCTCGCCGCCACCCCGCTCCGGCGCAACACCGCGACGCCCAGCGCCGCGCCGGCCACCGCCGACGAGACGCAGCCCGTACGCCCCGCGCTGCACTCCGTCCCGACCGTCGAGCGCTGGCGGGACACCGTCCCGCCTGGCGTCACCCTGCTCCCGCTCGTCGCCCGTCATCCCGAGACGCGCGACGACGACCGTGACACCCGTGAGACGAAGGCCTTCCTCACCACCGAGGACGTTGCCACGCGGTACGGCATCAGCGTCTCGACCGTCCGCACCTGGAAGGCACGCGGCAAGGTCGTCCCCGCCTTCGTCGACCCGACGCGCGGCGCCATGTACGACCCCGAGACGCTGCCCTCCGCAGCCGCGGTCGGGTGAGACACGTGACCGAGACGCCCGCAACGCCCGACGAGACACCCACCGAGTGGTGGCGCGCACGGCCCGCCCTGTTCACCGCCCGCCGCGACACCCGCGACGAGCCCGAGACGCAGCCCGAGCCGCACCAGGTCGCTCCCGGCATCCAGATCGTCGTCCAGCCGCAGCAGCCCGCCGACGACCAGGCCCAGAAGCGCGACCACGCGTGGCGCCAGGCCGTACGCCGCTGGCTCGCCGTCCACGGCGCCGCGGCCGCCGTCGGCTGGGCCTTCGGCCTCAAGGCAGCGATCACCGGCATGCTGACGGCCGCCGAGAACGGGGGAGTGGCCGCCGGCCTCGCCCTCGCCGCCTTCTCCTACATCGGCGCCGAGGCCGCCATGGCCCGATACCTGCGCTGGGTGCCCGCCCGGCTGCGCCCGCCCGTCCTGTGGGCCCTGCGTATCCCGTTCGCCACCGCCCTGCTCGCCACCGCCCTCTACACCCCGAACGCCCTGATCGGAGCCAGCTCGTGACCCTCGCAGCCTCTGGAGAGACCATCTTTGGCCCGGTCGGCGCCGGCGGCCTCGCCCTGGCCCTCACCGTCCTGCTGTTCTTCGGCGTGAAGGGCAAGGGGAAGATCAAGCTTGCCGAGCGGGCCGCCGGGATCGTCGCGTTCCTCGCCGGTACGTCCTACGCCGCCGCCGGGCAGATCTGGGCCAACCCGGAGCGAATCACCAGCCAGGGACTCACCGGGTTCGGCGTCGGCACCGGCGGGGGACCGCTCGGCAACGTCGGCGTCGGCGCCGTCGCCCTGGTCCTGTTCATCCTCATGCTCACCTTCCCGCTCACGCCCGTCACCAGCGCCGTGCTCGGCATGATCTCCGCCTTCGTCTTCCCTGCCGCCGGGGACGGCTCCCTGTTCGCCATCCCCACGGAGTTCGCCGCCGCCATCCTGATCATCGGGGGAGCATGATGCGCGTCTGGATCGCCGTCTGGACCGGCTCCAGCCAGATCAGCGCCCGCCTCGCCGCCTGGCTGGCCAAACAGCCCGTCCTACGCACTGCGGGAGTCTTCGGCATCGGCCTGTTCCTCAAGGGCCTGCCCTGGACCTGGCGCCTCATCTGGGCCGCGGCCGCCGCCTGGATCCTCACCGCCATCGTGCTCGGCCTGCGCCTGCCCGACCCCAC